GAACACCGGCGCCGGGTCTCGCGTCTACCGCGAGATCATTGTCCAGGAGCCGACGCTCCCGGCGGTCGCTGTGAGTCGCACAAGCGGACAAGGCATGGCTCGCACCCTGGGAAACAACCCGCTCCTACATCGCGCGGTGCTACGGATCGAGACAGTCGGCGACACGATGTCCCAGGTCGCGCCAGTCATCGAAGCGATTCGCGTCGGGCTCGATGGGTGGTCCGGAACGCAGAGCGGAGTGACGGTCCTGATGTCGCGCCTCTCGCAACAGCAAGAGCAAGCCGACGCGCTCGGCGATCGAACGATGCGAATCGTGCAGCAAGATTTCGAGTTTGTTTATCGGTGAAGGGTTAGATATTCCATGTCCCTAGGCGCCTTCGGGCGCCTTTTTTTTCCTTTCAACAACGACCGCCTCGAGCGGTCTTTTTTTTGGAGTTAAGACAATGCCTGCAAACATTTCGACCGGCACTCTGTTCAAGGTCGGTAACGGGTCTTCGCCGGAGACCTTCTCGACCGTCGCCCAGGTGCAGGAGATCAAGTGGAGCGGCTACGCTCGCAAGATCGTCGACACCTACACGATGGGCTCGACCTACCCGACCCGCATGGTCGGCTCGCAAGATCCGCAGAATGTGGAGCTCAAGCTCCTGTTCGATCCTTCCGACAACGCGCACGAAGCGATGCGGACGAAGCTGATCGCGGGCACCTCCTCGAACTATCAGATCATCCTGCCGGACGCGAGCGCCTATCAGGTGCAGTTCGCGGGCTACGTCACGAAGTTCGAGATCGACGCTCTCACCGCCGAAGGTGCCGAGATCGTCGCCAACGTGACGATCGAGATCACGGCCGCTCCGACGGTGACCCCGTAATGAGTCGCGAGCTGCTAAAGGCAACGATCAGCAGCGCGTTCTCGAAGGCCTCCGTCCGCGAGCTCGAGGTGCAGGGCGTGAAGCTCTACATCCGCGGGCTTTCGGGCGGAGAGCGGGTGACCTTGCAACAATGGGCAGCGGAGGCCTCCAAGGGAGGCGAACCGCTCGCCGACTACAAGGTCGTCTCGCTCGGTCTCTGCGATGCGGAAGGCGTCCGTCTCTTCGACGATCCGCTCGAGGTCGCGAAGCTCGACGGCGCGGTCCTCTCGCAACTGTCGAAGGCGATCCTCGAGGCGTCGCTCCTCACCGACAACGCGGTCGGAGACGCTGAAAAAAAATAGCGGGCGAGCCGGAACTACAGATGTGGTTCCGCCTCGCGGCGCAACTCGGCGCGACGGTGGGTGAGCTCCAGGAGCGAATGAGCTCCGCGGAGTTCACCTACTGGATCGCGTTCTACGGGCTCGAGCCTTTCGGATACGACGTCGATATGTGGCGCATGGGAATGCTCGCATCCACGACGGCGAACGCCGCAGGGCCGAAGAAGGGCGGCAAAGCCTGGACCCCGGACGACTTCATCCCGAAAAAAGACGCGACTCCGAAGTCGCAATCGGTCGCCGAACAGCGAGCGATTCTGCAAGCAATGGTGAAGCATGGCTGACATAGGAACCCTAGTCGTCAAAATGGCGGCGGACTCCGCGCAAATGCGCGCGGAGCTCGAGCGAGTAAAGAAGGACGTCAAAGGGACGGACAGCGTCCTCTCCCAACTGACGGGCAACTTCAAGCTCCTCGGCGGCATCGCGGCGGGGATCTCGTTCGGCGCGCTGATCAACCAGGCGCTCCAGGCCGCGAGCGCTCTGAACGATACCGCGGTCAAGACCGGGATCTCGATCGACGCGCTACAGCGGCTCCAGTTCGCCGCGGGACTGTCGGGCGGCTCGCTCGAGAACGTCTCCGGCGCTGTCGGCCGTATGCAGAAGGCGCTGATCGAGGCGGGCGAGGGCTCGAAGCAGGCGAAGGAAGCGCTCGATCGTCTCGGTCTATCTGCGAACCAGATCCTCGCGATGTCGCCGGACAAACAGTTCGAGGCCGTCGCTGTCGCCATTGCCTCGATCGAAGACCCGGCCGCTCGCACGACTGCGGCGATGGATCTGTTCGGCAAGTCGGGCGCCGAGCTCGTGCCGACCCTGGTCGCGATCGGGACGAACGCCGAAGACATCAATGCACAGCTCTCCGCAATCGGCGGGCCGGTCTCCGATGATGCGATCGCGAAGGTCGACACCCTGGGCGATCAGCTTGACATTCTGAAGACCGCCGGAAAGAACACCGCGATCGAGCTCGCAGCGCTCGCCTCGGTCGTTCTCGGTCCGGTGCTCCAGGCGACGAACTCCTGGATCAGCTCGCTCCGCATCCTGGTCGGTGGAGGCGGTGAGCTCGAGCGACTCGAGCGCAAGCTCGAGATCTTGCGCGAATCTCGCGACTCGATGCTTCCGTTCTTCCTGAACCTGGGCTACGTCGAAAACGGAAAAGTGATCATGGGGCCGCGCGCGCTCGAGCAGGCGATCGCGAACGTCGGCCGCGAGATTGACCTCCTCAAGACGAAGTCGCAGTTCGAGCCGGTAATGGTCGATGTCCCTCTCGACATCCCAACACCAAAGATCCCCGACTTCTCAAAAGGCGGCGCAAAGCCCGAGCTCACCGCAGCGGAACGACGCCAGAAGGCTTCCGAGGAACAGGCGGTAGAGCTTCAAGGTCTGATCTCCCATCAACAGATGGTCGAGATGATCCAGAAGCAGCACCTCGACAATCTGGTCTCGATGGATATGTCCGCAGCGGCGCAGCGCATCCAGGTCGCGAGCGACCTCGAGTGGTTCCGCATGGATGTCGCCCAGGCGTTCGGCCTACAGCTCCTCGACTTCGAGCAGATCAAAAACCAGTCGATGATCTCGCTCGCCGGTGAGCTCTTCACCACACTCGCCGCGCAGAATTCGACGCTCTTCAAAGTTCAGCAGGCCTTCGCGATCGCGAACGCTGTCATCAACACCGCCGAGGGCGTCACTCGCGCGCTGTCTCTTCCTTTCCCGGCCAACCTCGCCGCAGCAGCAAAGGTCGCCGTCGCAGGCGCGATTCAGATCGCAAAGATCAAAGCGACAAACCCTGGCGGCGCAGCAAGCGTCACGCAGAGCGGTCTCTCCGGAGGCTCGACAAGCCTCTCAAATCGAGCCGCTCCCGCAGGTAACGCGCAACAGGCGCAGGAGCCGCAGGCAAAGATCGCCCAGGTCGTTATCCAGGGGAGCGTCTTCTCGAGCCGAGAGACCGCGGACTGGTTGATCGGTCAGCTCTCCGAGGCGATCAATGACCGCGACGTCGTCTTCATCAACGGAAACAGCAGACAAGCCGGACTGATCTCGGGGGCCGCATGACAGCAGTCGTCTACACCGCAAAGCGTTCCGTCATCGCAGGGCATACGTCCGGCGCGCAGTATTCGCTGAACCTCCGCGTCGTCGAGGCCGGTCTCACGATCGGCCGCAAGGTCGGCTCCGAGGTGCAGCGGACGCTGTCCGACAAGACAGAGACGCTCTACTTTTACGGGAAGACGACCTGGTCGGTGTCCGTCCTGGTCGCGGGCTCGAGCGAGCTCTCCGCGCTCCTCGAGTTCCTGCACTCATGCGAGGCCCAGGAGAGCTTCACGTTCTCCCCGTATGGAACCGTCGCGTCCCTGGGAACGACCTACACCGCGCGCCGAGTTCAGCCTACCTACACGCTCGAGCGCCTGGACGGGACCGGCAGCTCGCCGAGCGAGGATGCGATGCGCGTCACCTTTGATCTCGAGGAGGCCTGATGCGTACCGACGGCGAAGTCTTCGACGTTCTCAATACTTCCTCGGTCAAGGAGCCGAGGTTCGTCGTTAAGATCGAATACCCGGTCGACTCGATCTACATCACCTCGCACACCGGGATCTCGGGCATCCCTGGGACCGTCCTACAAGGCGCGCTCCAGGAACCGTCGATCGTCTCGCAGCGATTGAACCCGATCGAGGGGCGCAGCGAAATCGGCTCCGCGTCGTTCGCCGTCGTCGATGTCGGCGCGGACTTCACGAGCGAGATCCGCGAGCGACTGAACGATGACGTCGGCCTTCGTCAGCGCCAGGTTCGCTTCTACCTGGGCTACGCCGGGCTCGCGTTCTCCGACTTCGTCATGGTCGGGACGCAACAGGTCACGCAGGCGACCTACGACCGCGGGCGCTACTCGATCTCCTGCGCGGACGTTCAACGCTCCGCGAAGAAAGACATCTTCGACCTCGCCGAGACAAACCTCGCGCAGTCTTTGAGCGCGACGGACACGACCGTCTACGTCACCTCGACGAGCGGTTTCTCGACCGTCTATCACGGCTCGAGCTACTCGGACGCCGCGAACTCGACCGTCGGCTACATCAAGATACGCGACGAGGTTATCCGCTACACCGGCAAGACCGCGACGACCTTCACCGGATGCACTCGTGGCGTCCTGGGAACGATCGCGAGCAAGTATGACGTCGACGCTGCTACACCGGCCGCACGTCGCGAAAAGGTCACCGAGCACGTCTACCTCGAGCTCCCGGCCGTCAAGCTCGCCTATGCCATCCTCACCGGCACTCTCTACGGCGACTCCGCCTCGCTCCCGTCGACCTGGCACCTTGGAATCAGTTCGTCTTTGATCCGTCTCGCGGACTTTACCGGCATCGGCTCCGATATGTGGGACGGTGCGAACGGTGGCGTCGTCATTCGATTCGAGGGCATCAAAAAAACCGACGGGAAAAAGTTTCTCGAGGAGGAGATCTGTCGTCTCCTCGGTATGTTCATGCCGGTTTACGCAGACGGCGCTCTCGGTCTCAAGCGAGCCGCGCGCGTTCTCTCGGACTCGGCAACCGTCGCAACCCTCACCGAGTCGAACTCGATCCAGGTCGGCGAACTCACGCACGACATGGAGGACGTCCACAACGTCTTCCGGATTTCCTGGAACTGGACCGGCTCCGACTATTCCCGCACGACCTCGCTGATCGACGCGACATCCGTCGCTATTCACGGCCGCGCGGACCCTCTCGATCTCAAGTTCAAGGGACTCTACGGCGGACGCGCGACAGACTCGCTCCTCTTTCAGCTCGTCGACTCTCTGCGCGATCGCTACGCCTCACCGCCGGAGCGAATGTCCGTTACCGTCGTTCATTCTTTGAACAAGCTCGAGGTCGGCGATGTTGTCCGCGTGAAATACGCGAGCGTCCGCGACTACGCGGGCACCGGCTCAAGCATCGACCGCGCGTTCGAGATCCAGAATATCTCCGTCAATCACCGCACCGGCCAGGTCAACCTCGAGCTCTTCGGCTCGACGTCTCCGGCTTCCGCGCTCTCGCCGACAACAGCGACGACCGCGCTCCCGGACGCCTTCTACACCGCAACCGGAACTGCGCTCTCGAGCGTCGCGACGATTACCGCGGGCGTCATGGCAACCGGCACCTATGCGCTCGCAGGCGGCTCCGACATCACGGCCGCGGGCTCGATCTGGTACCACAACGGCGACCTCACGATCCCGCAGGGAACGACGCTCAACATCTCCGGCAACGTACAGCTCCGCGTGAAGGGCTACCTCACGATCAACGGAGTGATCAACGGCACCGGCGGAGGCCTGGCGGGCGTCGCCGACAACAACGACCCGCGTGCCGTCATCTACGGGAACCCCGGATGGGTCGGCAACTCGCGCGGATGGGATGGCATCGACGCGCAGAATGACTACAGCGACGGCAACGCGCGCCTCGTCACGACTCCGGTCCCGGTCACCCAGGGGAAACACGCGAGCTTCCCGTACCTCGAGATCGCTGTCAGCGGGAACTCAATCACCGGCCTCCCGACCGACTTGCGCGGGACGGGTGGCGGTCCGGGCGGCAAGATCACCTCGGGCGGCAAGGCCGACAAGCGCGCGAACGGTGGCTCGGGCGCGGCAGGCGGAGCAGGGCTTCTCACGATCTCGCGCGGCTTCACGACGGGCGTATCCGCGACGATTCGCCTCGATGGCAACAGCTCGAGCGAGACCCCGAAGCATACGACCGGCGGCGGGAATCAATACTATCCGGGCCCAGGTGGCGCGGGCGGTCCTGGTTCGTTCCTCCTGCTACTCGATGGCTCGAACGTCAGCGCGCCGGATCTGACGAATCGCTTCCTGGCGAGCACCGGCTCGGTCCCGACTCCTCCCGCGAAGACGTTCCTCGACAACGAGGGCGCGCACCGCTACAGCGACAACGAAGACCCCTGGGCGGGCTATCCCGACCCGGCCGTGATCTCCGGACGTTCGCTCGCAGGATCGGCTCTTCGCATCCAGTTTATCCCGGCGCCAGAGACCGCCACGGCCGACCAGGACGCCAAGCCTCCCGCGATCAGCTCGCTCACCGCGAGCGCCCAGGATGGCTTCGCGCTTATCGCCTGGACGCTTCCAAATGATCCCGCGTCCTATGACTCGATCGAGCTCTTCGCCTCGATCGCGGACGATCGCGGCACCGCAACGAAGATATTCGACGGCCGCGCGTCGGACTTTCAGCACGTCACGAACGACACCTCCGCGCGTTACTACTGGATCAGGACTCGCCGCGCTCGCATCCGGTCGGACTGGTATCCGAACTCGACCTCGAGCTCGGTCACGATCGCCGCGAAACCTCCGACGCTGATCGGTTACCTGACGAACGAAGCGGTCACCGTACCGGCCAACTCCGAGGGCGTCGTCAGCTCGTTCGCGACTGCGGTCGGCGACTTCAAGGCCTTCGTCGGCACGACCGACGTCACGAGCTCCTGCACGTTCTCGATCCTGGCGCAGACCAACGTCACCGCCTCGATCAACGCCTCGACCGGCGCGTACTCGGTGAGCGCGATGTCCGCCGATACCGGCTCGGTCGCCTTCCGCGCGACTTACGCCGGGAGCTACTCGATCGACAAGGTGTTCTCTGTGACGAAGGCTCGCCAGGGCAACGCGGGCACGAACGGCATCAATGGCACCAATGGCATCAACGGGACGAACGGAAACAACGTCGCCCAGGTTTACGCTTACAAGCGAAGCGCCTCGGCGCCTGCCGACAATCCTGGAACCGTAACTTTCGACTTCACAACCGGCACGATCTCGACCGCATCGCTCGCGAATGGATGGTCGAAAACGATCCCGAGCGGCACCGATCCGCTCTACGTCATCATCGCGTCCGCCGTTTCCGCATCTTCAACTGACACGATCGCCTCGAATGAATGGGGCGGGGCGGTGCTCCTGTCGGAGAACGGTGCGAGCGGCCTGAACTCGGCGACCGTGTTCCTGTATCAGCGCTCGATGACGAACTCGGCGCCGAGCGTCTCGACCGCAGGCTCGACGACTTACACCTTCTCGACGGGCGCCGTATCAGGTCAGCCGAGCGGGTGGAGTCGCGAGGTTCCGACCTCTGGCGGCGCGTACCTGTGGGGAATCCAGGCGACCGCGGCCTCGACCTCGAGCACCGACTCGATCGCGAACTCCGAGTGGAGCTCCCCGGCGCGAATCGCGCAGGACGGCACCAACGGCATCAACGGCATCAACGGTGTCGACGCGGTCAACATTCAGCTCTCGAAGAGCTCCTACCAGGTCAACGCATTTTCGGACGGCACCGTTCCCGACTTCTCGGGCGCTGACGGTACGCTGAAGGTTTACCAGGGCGCGACGGATGTCACGGCCTCCGCGACGCTCTCGGCGACCGCGGGCGCGGGCGTCACCGGCACGATCAACACGGCGACGAACTCGCCGGTCTCCGGCCAGGACAAGGGCTACTACCGCATCACGGCACTCTCGGTCGATGTCGGTACTCTCACGCTGTCAGCGGTCTATAACGGTGTCACTTACACCGCGACCTTCACCGTCTCGAAAAACAAGATCGGCTACGAAATCGTCAGCTCCCTACCGTCGACGAACCTCTTCGCCGGTCGGATGGCATTCCTGACGACGGACTCGAAGCTGTACCGCTACACCGGCTCCGCCTGGACGACTGCGGTCCCTGCGGTGGACATCTCGGGGCAACTCCAGGACGCACAAGTCTCCGCGCTCGCCGCCTCGAAAATCACCGGACAACTATCAGACGCACAGATCCAGGCAGTCGCCGCGGCAAAAGTTTCCGGTCAACTGACGAACGCGCAAATCGCGGGCATTGCCTCGACAAAAATCACCGGGCAGCTCACCAACGCGCAGATCGAAGCGATCGCAGCGGCAAAGATCACCGGGCAGATCGTCGGGACGCAGATCACCGACGGCGCGGTCAGCACCGCCAAGATCGCCGCGGGTGCAATTACCGCGACCGAAATCGCGGCCGACACGATCACCGCGAGCAATATCGCAGCCGGGGCCGTCACCGCGACCGAACTGTCGGCAGGCTCCGTCACGACAGCAAAGATCGCCGCGGGCGCGGTAACAGCGAACGAGATCGGTGCGAATGCGATCACCGCGGTAAAGATCTCCGCAGGAGCGATCGAGACCGCCAAGATCGCTGCCGGAGCGGTCACGGCCGACACCATTGCGGCGAACGCAATCACGGCCGCGAAGATTTCCGCAGGCGCAGTCGAAACCGCGAAGCTCGCAGCCGGAGCGGTCACCGCGGACAAGATCACCGCCTCGACAATCACCGGCGACAAGATCGCCGCGAACGCGATCACCGCGACGAACATCGCATCGAACGCGGTCACCGCCGACAAGATCTCCGCGGGCTCTGTCACGGCCGCGAAGATCTCCGTCACCGATCTCTCGAGCATCACGGCAAACATCGGAACGCTTACCGCAGGCACGATCCGCAACTCCGCGGACAGCTTCCGAGTCGACGTCACGAACGGCCGCACGATCACAACGACCGGCTCCTACATGAAGGTCACCGGCGCTCCGTTCGGCAGCTCGAACCAGTTCATCGAATGGTACGGGCCGTACTTCGCGAGCCTCTCGAGCTGCACCGAAGCGAACGCGGTCTATTACCTCAAGACCAACGGCTCCGCCTATTTCGGCGGAACACTCTCGGCGGGCACTCTCACGAATCGCGGCGAGACAAGCGACCTCTCGGCAACCGCGCAGATCGTCATCGGTCCGTTCGGCACCAACGGCGACCCGAAGACTGTCACGTTTAGCTACGCCTACGACGGCAACTGGACCGAGTTCCAGGGCTCCTCGACCGGCAGCTCGAGCGGGTCGGTCTCCGCGACGGTCAAGCTCTACAGAAAGATCGGCTCGGGCTCGGAGACCGAGGTCGCGACGCTCAACGTCAGCGGAACCTGGTCCTACTTCACCGACGGCGAGCCGTATCCGGGCGGCACTTACGCACGCTACTGGTCGCAGTCGATGAGCGGCTCGGCGACCTATACCGACAGCGACGCAAGCCTTTCGGATCGAACCTACCGCGCAGCGATCACCGCGCGCTCCACAGCTTTCGGTACTGGCGACAACAGCCAGAGGGTGTCCATTGTGAGTGTCGAGGAATAGTTCAATGATTGACGCATCAAAGCTAAAGGTTCCGCCGGGTTCTCTCCTGGTCGATATTTCCCTCGTGATCGCGCTCGTGTACTGGGGCGGTCAGATGACGGAACGCCTCGAGAACATGGCGAAACGTCTCGAGGTCGTCGAACAGGTCAAAATTCAACCGGAGGCCGATCGGCGGATCGCGGTCATCGAGGCGCAGCTTGCGAACCAGACCGAGCGTCTAAAGTCGATCGAAGACAAGCTCGACCGAGCGCTCGTTCGGCGCTGATGCTTTTCCTATCGGCCGGTCACCATCCGCGCGCACCCGGCGCGGCCTGGCAGGGCTTCGTCGAACACACCGAAGCGCAGGCCTGGGTGTCGGAGCTCGCGCGGCTTATGCCAGAGGCGAAGGTCGTCCCGACCGGCGAGCTCGGCGCGAAGGTTCGGTGGATCAATGCTCGAGCGAGCCTCTCGGATCTCGCGCTCGAGATTCACTTCAACGCCGGACCAGGTAACAGAGGGCAGGGCGCGGAGACGCTCTATATGCCAGGCAGTACGACCGGGCTCCTGGTCGCGCGAAGAATTCAGCCGATCCTCGCGCAGTTCTTCGCTCCCGATCGCGGAATTAAGCCTGGGTTCTACCAGGCCGACCGGACAAAGGGGCCGCTCTACTTCCTCAAGGCGACGCGCTGCACGTCGCTGATTCTCGAGCCGGAGTTCATCTATTACGCCGCGGACATCCGAGCGAAGCGCTCGAGCTGTTGCGCTGCACTTGCCAACCTACTACGGAGAACCGCACATGACGGAAGAGTCGCCGATCTCGTCGCGTGACTGGATGCGAGGCGCTCTGCGCTCGCGGACAGTCTGGATCAACGTCCTACTCGCCGTCCTGGGAGGCCTCGAGCTCTCCGGCGCGCACCTGACGACGCTCCTCGGCGCCGAAGTCGCGGCAGGAATTCTCCTGGGCGGCTCGATCGCGAATCTGGTCCTGCGGGCGATCACGACGACGCCGCTCCCGCATCGGTGACAGGGTGGCGACCGGCATCCCGAAGGAGTTCCAACTCCTAGGACACACGATCAAGGTCCGCGTCATCCCGCGCTCAAAATGGCGCCACGGGAAGAGCGTCGTCGGGATGTGGATTCCCGACAAGCTCCGCATCGACCTCCTCGCAGATCCGATCGAGACACAGCTCCAGGCGACCTTCTGCCACGAGCTCTGTCACGCACTCCTGGACATGATGAACCACGACCTCTCGCACGATGAGGTGTTCGTCGACAATCTCGGCGCGCTCTTGCAGCAAGCGCTGACGACGTTCAAAACAGAATGACAACCGCAAAGAAAAACCTAGACTCGGCGGCTGTTCACGCAGCCTGGATTAAACACGGTCGCAACTTGCGACAGACGGCGCTCGCGCTCGGTGTCAACGCCGGGACGATCCGCTTGCACGTCGACCGCATCGAGGGCGCGGAGCAACGTCCGAACACCCTCGAGGAGCAGCTTCGCGCAGCTCGAGCTCACATCAAGGAGCTCGAGGGCAAGATGCTGAACGACGCGCTCGTTCGCGATGAGATTCTCAAGCTCTCGCGCGCTACGGTCGACCCGCCGTCCTGGCTGACTAAACCCTCGCGGGCGGTCTCCGAGTTCGCAGGCGTTCCAACGCTTTTCGCGTCGGACTGGCACTTCGGCGAGGTCGTCCGTCCCGCCGAGATCGGAGGCGTGAACGAGTACAACGTCAACATCGCAAAGGATCGAGCGCGCACCTTCATCACGGTCGCGATAGAGCTCCTACGAAAACATATCCAGGGCGGCAAGTATCCAGGCGTCGTCTTTATCCTGGGCGGCGATATGCTCTCCGGCGATATTCACGAG